CTTGTTTAGCTGCGAAACCTGCTCGTTCCATCATCATCTTTTGTTTGTCTGCCTCATCTTTGCCCTTTTGAGCCATGATGGATAATACTCCACCAAGGACTGTTGAGGCACCCATACTAATTAATTCCATTGGTATCATGTCATTTCTCCTGTCTTCTTCTCTCTTTTTCGTTTTCTTCTTTAATGTAACTCACCAAGAGACCTACATATATATCTCTTTCCCATGGTATCATATTTTCAATCTCTGTTAAACTATATTTATGATGTTGCATAAGTGCAAAATTCGTTTCAAAATACGCCTCTAGGTTATTGTGGGAGAGGCATACGAAAAAAAATCTTGCAACCCTCTAAAGGTTACCATACTTTTAACTTTTGTTTTAGGGTTTTCTACTTCTACCTCATGTTTTAACTGTGGCATATTATCAAAAAACTTCTTAATATCTACTAAATTATCTTGACTTAAACTATCAAAAAATTCTACAAGTTCATCTCTGCTACTATCTTTCGCTGGATATATTTTATCTCCCTCAAAAATATGGTCAACGCATGAATATATTATTTCAAATATATCTTCAGTTTTAGCGTCTGTCAAATTTTTTGCAACCTTGGTTACATCTAGCGTAGGATATGCAAAAACAACACCTAAGTTTTTATTTTTATCTAATACCACTTTGTTACTGTGATTATCATCAACATGTACTTCTACATTACTTAAATCTATTTCTACCTCTGTATATGTTTTATGGTCATCAGGACATAAAACTCTAAAGTTTACAATCTCTCCTACTGACTTTGCTCTCATTTTTAAAAATATATATTCTATATCAAATAATGGTAAACTTTTACTATTAATTTTTTGAAATGTACACATATCAATTACTTGTACAACTGCATTAAATATTTCATTTTTATCTTCTGATTCGGATGCAATCATCAATACTTTTTCTTCTTTTACCGTAAATGGTCTAAATGCTATTGTTTCATCTCTTGATGGTAGCTTCAATTCATAAGTCGGTGTTTCTACTTTTGGTAACGCCATAATATCCTCACATTATATTAAAAAAATGGTGGAAATACTCTTCCACCGGTTAAATCTCCTAAAGGTATTCTTCTTTTCAAATCTCCTAATAGTCCTTGTCCTGCTCTTCTTAGTTCAGATGGTAAGAAATCTAAAAATCCATACTCAGTTTTTAGTCTTGTTTTATCATCAGCAATACTTTTGCCAAACCCATCACGACCTAATTGTACATCAGCAGTCTTAGTAATGAAATAGTTTTGCCAGTGTCTATATTTAAATGTTACAGTAAATTCTATAACATTATTATTATCATAAGATAATGCTGGCGCCCCTATACTTGTTGGATAACAATCATATAGTTTGACACCATGTGTTAAATCATCTCGAGCTGCTGGGTCTTCAGATGAACCGTTATCGTTTGCAAATTGTCCTAGATTAAATAAGTCTATGTCTGATACATAGTTATCGTAAAATTCATAGTTATTAGATAAACTATTGAAGGCAGATTTTTGCCATAATTCAAAATACTGTCTCTCTCTTAAATACTTATCTGCATAAAATGTTGCTGTTAAATCACCATATGTATGGTCTGTAACAAAATGTCTAGGTGCACCAGGTCCTGTTGTAACAGGTGTTGTTGTCATTGTTCTATCAGGCATAGTTATGCTTCTACAAAATGCATTTACTCTTTTACCATTCATATTTTGTATTTGTTGATTTAAATATGATGTTGCAAAACCTTTAGTTTCTGCTGAGGTGCCACCTTGAGTATCTGTTTCAGTAATTTTTATGGGACCTATATCACTATTCATGGCAGATGTTTCTATTGCCGTAGTACCACCAGGTAATCTAAATGAAGTATAAAATCTTCCTGCTCTACCAAGACCTTCTCCTTGCATAATGTATTGTAGCATTTGATTTATTAAAGCTGGTTTTGTTGCTCTTAAATCAGGATTATCAGGTACTGCCCCACCTTCTTTTAGTCTAAATCTTTTGTCATTTAAAATGTTATCTAATGACCTATCTCTAGTAACACCTAGTCTGATGTCTGAACCAAATATCTTAATTCCGCCTCTAAATATTGCCATGTTTATCCTCTACTTTTTCCGTATACATAACTTGCACTTCTCTTTTTAAATTGTTGTACTGGTAAATAACATGCTGTTGGAGCATCCTGAGAATCAATCCTCATGAATCCAGAGCGAACATGTGAATACAAGTATTTTTTTATAGTTGATTTTACTCTAGGAATTCCACCTACTCTTGAATAACTTACATCTAGTTTTGTTGTACTATCAAACTTACTGTTTGTAGCAAAACCTTGTAATTGATTTAACAATCTAAATCGTATCATGGGTGATAGATAATGAAAATTCATACCTACAAACCCACCTCTAAATCCTTCTAATGGCAATACTAGTGGAAAAGTATCATAGTATGGTAATGTGTCTTTTGTTTTTGGGTCATAGAAAAATAGATTTAATCTACCCAATGAAGGTCTTTGATTAATCCTGCCTTCATTATATAACTTTCTAGCAGTCATAGTATCACCTAAAGATGATACAGCATTTCTATACCAGTTAGCAGATTTAAAAACACCACCTGATTTATCATTTATCTTATTGAATATTGTAGCCATAATACTATTTATACAGAAAAGGGCATACCTATTACTAGATATGCCCTAAAGTTTACGACAGCGGAGAGAGAGTCCTCTATTCTTCTGCTAACTTACTAAAATAATCAAGTGTATCATCACTTTCACTAGCAGTCGCTATAGGGGCGCCATCATTACTTTTAACAGTACTGGCAGGTGTAGAGGGGAGGTCTACATTTTCTACCGAGTCTGTAATCTTAGCACCTGTAATTACTCGGTGAAGTTTCTCTTTGAGTTCCTCATACGATTTAAAATTACTGGTATCCAAGAATGGTTTTAGAGGATATTGTTTCTCCCATATCGCTTTGATGTTGTCATCATTATCAGCGATAGCAGAAGTACCCTCAAATTCTGATTTGTCATAATTCCAGAAACCATCTACCTTTCTAATTTTCAATTTAAAGTTTGCACCTTTCCAAAAGTCAAATGGATTGATTGGTGTTTCATCTTCAAATGCAGGTTGCATTGCCTCTGTTATCTTGTCAAATATTTTTTTACCGAATCTGAACAGTTTTACTTGTCCTTCATTTTCAGGATGTGTTGGGTCAGATACTATCATTACATTTGCATAGTAAGATAATTTTCTCTTACGATTTCTAGCAATGCCTTTATCTGATTCTACACCTGTATTCCATAGTCTAGTATTTTCTTCACTAACTGGGTCTTTATGACCTAATGTAGTTAAGCTGTTTTCAATATACCAACCACCTGTTCCTTGAAATGCATGAGACCATAATCTAACCCATGGCATATCTTCACCTGATGTTGCTGGTAAGAATCTTAGTACTGCATACCCATTACCTGTTTTATCAAGTTCTGGTTTCCACAGTCTGTCATCTTGGTATTTGTTTTGTTTTTTAGAATCCTCAGGATTGAGGTTTTCTTCTAGTGCTTTAGTTAGTTTGTCAAAACCACTAGATGATGTTTTTAATGATTCAAAGTCCATATCTTACTCCGTATTTTGTATTATTGTATTGTTTATATTTTCGTATAGTAACACTTGTTACAGTACTATTTATACTAGTTTTAACACCATTATACATCTATTTTGATATAATGTCAAGCCTGGTTGTAAACTCATCATAAGTAATATATTCAATATTCTTGTTATTTACCCATAAGTCTACTACACAATTTATAGGGTCGCTAGTACCCACAGGTTTTTCGTTTACTTTATAAAACTGTATGTCGTTATATTCACTAAACAAAGCACCCCATTGTATCTTCCAGTTCTCTGATGGTGTTTTACCATTACTTTCTGCAACATAATGGTGTGTTCCTTTATACATATTATTTACTAGATTATTGTAACTTTCTAAATCATGTCCTAATAAGTAAACTTCTTTTAAATCTTTTATTTGTTCTACTGCAATTCTACCACTAGTAGCACCGGCTGCCCAACCTAAATCTTTCTTATAATTCTCAATCAAGTCTGTTATGTTGTTTGAGTAATCAGGTTTATTCATCCAACTTACATTTATCTTTGAATGATTTACTTGTTTTTGAATAACTTCTTTTGTTTTACCTTTTGCCTTACCACTTTTAATTATCTTTGCAAGACCTGATAAGTTAGAACCATGAAATACAAATTCTTCAGCGTCTACTTTTTCATTTTCTATATGATTATCATAATATTCTTTTATCTCATCTTGTGTTATCTTGTCAATAGCACTATAAACCATCATGTCATAATGCATAGAAGGTACTTTTGTCCAGTCTCTAAACCATGCCTCATTCTTTTGACAATAACCACTGTCGTATATCTCATGACATATGCCATGGTCTACTGCAACTAAAACATCAGGTGTAAAATCTCTATACAAAGCATTACAACCATATATCTTACCATGAGGTCTTAATTGTTCTAAGTCAAAACCTTTTCTACTTTCACCGTTACCTATACAGAATGCTCTGCTCATAATTATTCCCTTCTTGGTTCTGGTATAGACTGTTCATTACTACCATATATTTCCATTGGTCCTAGTGTTACTGAATGAGTAGCACAACCTGTTAATATTAACAATACTAATGCAAATATTAATTTCACTATACACAACCTGTTGGTTTTGGTAAACCACCATACTTTGCAATCTTCTTCATAGGTCCTGATTTAAAGACATCATATAATTTACTTGCCTTTCTATCCATACCAAATTCTTTTGCAAAAATTCTAACTGCTGGTACTGTACCTGTTTCACTATACATCTGTCTTGCTTTATCAATGTACATTTTTATTTCTTCTGTGATTTCCATATCATCTAGTTTAGCCATTTCATACATGACTTCTTCTGACCAATCACTTGTGTTGATGAGAAACCCATCTCCATCTCTATTCATAAATTTACCTCAATATATCTATTATAAATTGTTAATACCCAATCTGTATAAAAATGATAATGTATAATACCAAATAACATAATAATTGAACCTACTATGTTAACAGTAATTAATGACCAGTCTTTCCACATTGCACCTACGATTAACCAACCTGATATACCTATAAACTGAAAGTACATATTATATGGATATAGATTCATTGCTGTTGTTATTGCACCGAATATCAAGACTACACTTGCAAACC